CCGAACCCCCCATGATCGAACGTGCTAGAATCCGCGTTAAGGACCCTACTCGAACTGCCCAAAAACTACACCTTAATTGTGATACCCCAACGATGCACATACCCCAGTAACCAACCGCGCACCATCGTTGTCTCCTTCTCAAGATCTGCCGAAATATCTTTCCCAAGCTCTGCAAACCACGCACATATACCTATCCAATATCGATTGCATTTATCCGCCACGGCGGCCCAACTCTCACCCGTCGTCTTGTCACAATCTAAATTGAAATTCAACTTTGACACATATTTTTTATACCTTCTCAGGACGTCCACACCTCTGAGACCCATCGCTCTCAACCTTCCGTCAGGAATATCCGCCACCGAGAAAAGAGACTTGCCCCTCCCCAACAACTTCATTTCTAACCTCAAGCTTCTAGCCCACTCAACACCGTCTTCCACACTCCAAGAAGTTTTTATTTTTATAGAATAACCGAAACTGCCACTTCGCGGTGTTTGTTTAGTACATACGACACGTCGAAATAAAATTCGACACTCTGATGTCCTTAACATAACCGACCCACTCAAACGAGAAATCAACGCAGGATACAATTGTCTGCTCATTCCTACCACACCGGACTTGATTGTGTAACGTTCCGTGACCACCTCACCACCCTCGAAACTGAAACTCATCCTTCCCGTCCTGCCGAAACCGAAACCCCCCAAAAAACAAGGTGTTGACACCGCTTCGACAACGGTAGACTCTCGCACGGATTGCTTACGTGTTTTCGCAAATCTTAGGATTGCTCCTATTGCTACAGACCTCGATGATTCGAGTCCACGTCTCGCTCCCCTCAAACAATCAGCTAACCTCTCCCTCAACCTAGATTCTGCTGACCCCACATCCCTTCCCAAGTTAGGCTTCTTCCAAATCAGTGCACGACCGATACGAGCCGGAAAAGCGCGAACCTCTCTCCCTCTGTAAATCTCGTGTAGAAAGTCGAAACCCTCCTTCGAAATCCAAGTCTTTGAATCGTTCACCTTCAGACCCAAATCGGAGTAGAGAGCAGGCCAATCAACTTCTCCCGCCTTCTCATACCCGATCAAAATCGCATCGTCACCTTGAAAGTAACTTGTTTCAATCTCAAACCCGCCCCTCTCGGCGTTTAACTCAGCACTAGCTCTATTCAAAAAAGAATCAACCATTGCAGTCCACTTGTGGCCACTGGGGACGCCGACCTTCCAATCGCAAACACCTTCGACATGTGCCGTGGCGAACGATTGAAGCTCGACTTCCTTAAGCTCCTTAAGTTGTGATGCAATGTGTTCCAACCCTAAACCTTCGTAAGATTCGATCAGGCGTTCGAAAATCGACTCGATCGCGCAAGCCACCCACTCCTTACGCTGCCTCGTGTCGAACGCACTTTGGTCAAGACTGACCGCCGTTCTCTTACCATTCATCGATGTCATTAGATTGAGACGCATCATGGCCTTCTTTCGGGCATCATACCCGACAGGACACCAAGCTTTATCTCCCTCCCACGACTTCACCAGTCGGTCGGCAAAAGAGCAGCGCAAATACGATCTAAAATCGTAACCATACACGACTCTGGCCTTCCCCGGTTCATCTTCCTTCAGAAAGGGTCGAATTATAGCCCTCTGACCCGACTCTCTCGCAAGTTCGCACAACTGAGCGTCCGTATACCTCAAACTGTTAGCGAGCTTCCCCTTAACTTTCTTTTTGTAACCGTCACTGGCTTCAAGATAGACCCCACCGTCCAAAGTCGAGGCTCCCTGTGTAGCCCAGACATCTCTAAAACCAACAAAATGTTCAAAAGAGAAAGGTTCAGGATTAACTCTAATGCAAGACTTTACAATCTTACGAATCCGAGACAACATCTCCTCTTGTAGAACCGAATCAATCGGCTCCGGTGCGACTCCGACCTCGTCAGCGATCGTCGCCATAACATCTTTTTTGTGTAGAATCGTATCATATCCTCCAAGTGTGTGAATATCCATCAGAAAAGAATAGACGGAATCAGAAACGAGTACCGAGAATTCGACGGACAAACGTCCGATCTCCTTCAATTGGTCCATCAAATCTTCCTCACCCCTACAACGAATCTTCCGGGCGATGTGCAAAAACAGGCGCGTGAAATCCGATCGACCGACCAAATACGCATATTTGGCGAAGATCAAACCCCACTTAGACCCTAAGGCCTCGACAAACTCCCGAAGCATCACAGTCTTAACCCCGTGACGCAATAATTGCTCATCCTTCTCCGACATCCTCAAAGAATCAACGATATTTTTATGCTGTTGCTGAGAACAGGCTTGGTCATCTAAATATTTATTAATACGCAACATCAATCCATAACTACCACTACATTTAAGAACTCGAGACATATACTCCCTCCTTTTCCCCGGCCCATTCATAGCCGAGAAGTACTTCCACTCAAGCGAATCAAACTTGCTGATACTCTTCCCCGAAGGGTCAACCGCATTATCTAACCACTTGCCGGAAGCACCTGGCGTGCACGTCCGACCTACTGAAAAAGCGCCATGTAACCGCCACTCTCCGCGATTACCGGTGCCTGAACAGCAGGAGCAGGATTAACCATCCTCCCCTTGAGAATGCAATCCCCCGGGCTGATCCTCGGACCGTTCTGCCCCACCATCGCTTGCAACTTTCGCCACAAGTACAACGGAGCATTAAAGAACGACCACTCTTCAGGAACAGCGCCCACACATGCTATATCGATGGGTATTGTCGCTGGGGCCCCCATCTTGGTAGGAAAGGACATAAAAACATCCCTCTTCCCGTTGCCCTCCTGCGCGAACACCAAAGCGGTCGCAACAGACTCGTCAGTCATTTTCGACAGGTCAAATGTCCGATTCATAGAATAGACTGGGGTATCCATCTCCCCATCATTCCAGAACGGAAACTCAATCTTGGCCTGGCGGGGGAGACCATACTCACCCCAAGGGTAGCGAACACCCAGTGTCCACTTCTCCGGATGCGGTGTTTCGTCACCGGCGATAGAGACCCGCGATTCGTAGAACCACCCCGTCTCGACACCGTCAACTAGACAATACCCAGCCATAAAGACCAAGTTAGCCACCCCTACAAGTAGAGGGCAAGCCTCATGCATCCCCCTGAGCGACTGGAATGTCCCGCAAACGTTCCCAACAATGGCGTCAAAACCCCACCCTAGCCTGCAACTCGAATAAGCAAGTGCAGCAGAAAGAGGCCCGCCGACAGGTAGATGAGATTGAGTAATCCCAAAAGGGGACTCCTCCTCCTCGATCAAACCAAGAGCAGCACACAACCGAACTGGCCAGCGCGATTCATATAAGGCAGAGAGACCATCCTCAACACCCAAGGTCTTTCCTTTTTTAGAATCAGCACTCGCCAGGCAACCGGGTGCTCTCATAACTGCCAGGTACCTGATCAGAGCGTGATAATCACGACCTGTCCCAGCAGAACTCTCCGTTCCTTTGACCGTTATGGTGTCACTAGTGATACCATTCAAAGCAAGAAGATCCTCCAAAGAACTATCCGCTCTCCAAGCGCAATAGCCCTTCCGTTGATCTTCAGGGAAGAGTTTTTTGACCTCACTCTCCGTAACGTGAGGACACAGGATGGTGGTATCTTGAACCGCGCCACCTTTGCGGATCGTCCGGACTGAATCGACGTAAACACTCCACAGATCCATTAGGAGTGATCGTCGGTCACGAGACCTTGACACGAACTTCGCGTCGCTGTGTGGATAGACAGAATCCTCATCTGACCAATCCGGGATTTGCTCTCTCGCAACCACCTTCCAGTAGAAACGAATATCGCCAATCCACGAAGCGATCTGAACACGCTGCTTCTCTTCCTCTGCCTCAGCGCGGGCCTCTGCCAATCTCTCCCTCTCGGCAGCCAACTCATCCCCAGTTAATTCCTGCACATGTGCCGGAATTTGGACTTCCTCCGTCTTAACCTCTTCCTCACTTGACGATGAGATAGGAGCTTCAACTTCTGGAGTCGAGGGACCGAACAAGCTACGGATCGGTACATGCTCGGTGCTATTGTCAGGAAGCACCACTTCCTTATAAGTAACAGGGTTGAGCTCACCCCGTTCCAGCGCCTCCTGCTCCGAGCGAGGCAACCACATGAAGTTTCGTTCCTTCAATGACTCCTCCCCGAAGGCAAAAATCGGAACTTGCTTCCCATACTCGTCGAGTGCAAGGCGGACTAACATCTCATAGGCCCAAGATAACCATTGACCCTGGGTTTGAGTTTGCCGCTGAATCGCAACTCGATATAATTCGCTTTTGTCCTGAGAGCGATATCTCCCGTACTGCGCGCCGAATCCCTCGCTAAACTCGGCCTTTGCAATCTCGATGTTTTTCCACCTCTTCGTTTCTCTCCAATTGGAGGATTCAGAAGGCGGAGTAACGAAGGTCCTAGTCCAAGGAGCTTCCGAGACCGGCAAAAGGCCGCGTCGCTTGGGACCGCGGTTGGTTTGCGAAATAGAATTGATACGCAAACGAGATGACCATTCAAGGTCGTCGAAATTATAAATACCTTCCAGCAACAAGGACTTGTCGTTGGAAGTAGATGCAGATACAAATGCAGGGTTGAGAGTGATATTTCTCCACTCATCGTTGTGTAAATAATTTAATAAGTAACGCCCATACGAAGATACAGACGCTAAGTTGCCGATAGGTGAACTACCGACGAGTACATCAGATGTACTTAAAATTGCCCTCTCGGACTGTGTGTTGTCACCCGAGTTGGTGACGGTGCTGTTCCCACCCGAGTTGGTGGGGTTGCTGGTCGACATGTCTGGCCTGTACATGCTGTATATTCATCCAAGCGTACAGCTTACTTTATATCATGACAATGCTCCACAATGTGGCCGTCCAGTCACTTACGCTCTTCGAAGTTTGAAAACGGTGATATATTTGCTTGGTATGCGGGAGGTCGCTCTAAATCGCCTTTCACCTACTGGGAATCGATGTATTTCTCCGGGTTGGACGCATCCTCACTTTCGATCAATCGGTACCATATAAGATCCATTTGGGTGTCTCTCCACTTTGAGACACTGGAGGGACGAATCTCTCCGTACGTTCTCTTCACGCCGTCAGCTCAGTCCAGAGCTACTGTTAGTCTTTCCTAATGTCAAAGTCTTTCCTTTCGTCAACCCCGAAGGGTACAGCCGCGCTCACGCGCGAAACGGTCTCTTCCCGCAGTCAGCCTAACAAGGCATACGAAGTCTCTCCTCCATGTCACGCTCTTTCGCGTCGTCTTTGGCATCCGCCACGTGGTTTTTAGGTCCTTTCACCCTGTCAAACTAGGCTTTACGTCATAACGTATGGGGGTTCCCTGCCTAAGGGGGAGCACAGGGTGTTCCCCCCCAGGAAGGTCGGGGCTCGCTTTAAGATCGACGAACCGCTTCGTTAACCCGCTGACGCACGGACGCACGAATCGAATGTTTACCGAAAAGATGGCAACGGTCACTGGCAAGCCAGGCCGGTCGTCTCGGATGGTCATACTGTCTGCCCATTCAATTCAGGAATCAGTGAGGCGC